ATTAAAAGATGAGATTGAAATGGTGGATCCAAGTGGTGGTCCTTATATCTCTAGAGGTATGCCATTAGATAGCTTTGGATTTAATAAGTATGTAGTTAAAGATTTACAACCTATTGATACAGGATACAAAATCATTACAGAAAAATGTGCCTATTGTAATCAAGCAGCTGGAATACACAAAATGGGATGTGAAACTAGAAAAATACAAATAAATTTATGAAAACAGAATTAGAAGAAGCTGCTGAAAAATATATAGAAGAATACATGTGGGAAGAAGAACAAGACCCATGGTTTGATTTTATGGAAGGTGCTAAATGGCAAATGGATAAACAAGAAGAATTTGCTATTGGATTTGCAGAGTGGTGTTTAAATTATATACCTGAAAATATAATAACTTCAAAACAACTATTAGAAATCTATAAAAAAGAAAAAGGATTATGACATTTAATGAATGGTTAGACAAATATTATTCTTATAGAAATAGGAATTATAAAAATGAAATTCTTTATGCTAAGAGTAAGTATGATGAAACATATTTAAAAAATGAATTATTAGAAATATATAAAGAGTTATGAGTTTTGAGAAACTAAATGAAGAAGTTAATAAAGGGCTTAGTGGTAATAACAATGGTATTCCTATGGGGTTTGATAGACTTAATAGATACATTGGTATTAGGAAGTCTATGTTTTTTCTTATAGGTGGTAACACAGGAAGTGGTAAAACTAGCTTTATTGACGACTGTTTTGTTTTAAATCCTTTTGATTGGTATATATCTAATCAAAACAAAACAGATATAAAGCTAAAAATTTGGTATAGGTCTATGGAGAGAAGCTCTACATATAAATATGCTAAATGGATATGTAGGAGAATATTCTTAGATCATGGAATTAGTATATCTGTAAATAAACTTCTTGGTTGGACAGAGAAAATGAATAAAGATGAATATAATCTTTTTCTTTCCTATCAATCTTATATGGATAAAATGAAAGATGTTATTACAGTTATAGAAGGTCCAGAGAATCCTGTTGGTATAGCTAAAGAATTAAAAGCTTATGCTCTAAAGAATGGAAAAATTATACAGAAAGATCCTGATGATGAATATAGCAAAGTGTATGTTCCTAATGACCCTAATGAAATAACAATAGTTATTATAGATCATATTGGTCTTCTTAAAACAACAAAAGACCAACCTACTAAAAAAGATGCTATTGATAAGATGTCAAATGAACTACAGTATGCTAGAGATTTCTTTGGATTTACTCCTGTAGTAGTTAGTCAGTTTAACAGAAGTATTTCTAATCCTATGAGACTTAAAGCAGGAGATGTAGAACCACAACTAGAAGACTTCTCTGATTCATCAAGCACACAGAATGATGCTGATGTTGTTCTTGCTCTATTTGATCCTTTAAGATATAAAGTGGAAGATACTTCTGGATATGATTTAAACAAACTTAAAGATGAGTTTGGTGGTAAGTATTTTAGAAGCCTTAGACTACTGAAGAATTCATATGGCGAGGATGACATTAGAATAGGACTCGCCTTCCTAGGGATGCTAGGAATTTTTAAGGAGTTACCTAGAAAGAGAGATATTACAGATGCAGATTATGAGAGTATTATTAATAAATCATATTTTTTACAATAATGAGAAAAGAAAAACCAGAAGGATTTGTTCCTCTCTTTAAAGAGCAGAGCAATGAAGAACAATTCATGTTCAAGAATGATGAATGGGTTAGAACTAACGAAACAAACATTAGTGGAATGTGGTTTCAATGGGGAAAGCGTGAAGATCAAGCTAAATATGAAGATGAAGATAAATTTGTTATTTATGGATATATAAAGAAAGAAGAATGAAACTAGAAGACTTACAACAAATTAAATATGAAACTAAAAGGTTTTTGGATACAGTGGATGAAGCTATATTATTAGCTAAAAATACTCCTGGCTGGAAATCCTCAATAGATGAAACTATTTTTGGTAAACATGATATTGCATCAACAAGAATGGCAGGAGCTGTTAGGAGAAGAGCTTTAGATTTAAAATATTATTTAACAAAGAAACTATGACAGCAATAGACTGGTTAGAAAAAGAGCTTGGATGCTATTTACCATCTAGTATTAAAGAAGTTAAAGAAACAATTCATAAAGCAAAACAAATAGAAATATATCAAACTGATAATAAAGTAATTTCTTTTGCTGAATGGTTAACTGGAGAGCGTGCAATAAGATTAATGGAATTGTATGGAGAATTTGAAGAAGAATTTTATCCTAAAGAGAAATTATGACAAAAACAGAAATACAAGAAACTATAATTAATACAATTATAGGGCATAACTGTAGAGGAATTATTCTTTCAAGTGTTAGAAGTGGTAAAACTAGAATATTGTTAAATTCTATTAAAAAACAATCTAAAAGAAAAGACATAAAAGTATTGTTGTTATATCCTAACATTGATATTAAAAAATCTTGGGAGAATGAATGTGATTTAATAGGTTATCATCCAGACATTACATATTGCACATTTGCTTCTATTGGTAAAGTGAAACAATTTGGATGGGACTTTGTAATATTTGATGAAGCTCATTTATTAGGAGAAGAAAATCAATTGCCTATTGCAGGAGAAATAGCAAAGAGTAATGATTATGTAATGTTTGCTTCTGGTACATACAATAGTGATACACTTGCTGATATAATGATGTACACAGGAATGGACTTAATAGTTAATTATAGTACAGATGAAGCAATTAAAGATGGAATAGTGAGTGATTACACTATTTATATACACAAATTTAAATTAGACACCTTAAAAAAAGTAGAGTATGGGAGAGTAAAAAAATGGACATCAACAGAACAGAAAGAATGCAACAGATTAACCAATAGAGTTATGTTGTCTACTGGCCAACAGAAAATGTTTGCTTCTTTAGAGAGAATGAGATTTATTAATTCTTGTCAATCTTTAATAGATGCAGTGAATAAATGGATTGCTAAAAACGAAGATAAGAGATTTATATTGTTTAGCTCTGATGAAAAAACAGGGCTTAGATATAATCTCCCAATGTTTAATAGCAAGAGTAAAGATGACACAATATTAAAACAATTCCAACAAGGAGAAATAAATCAATTATGTCTTCTAAAGAAGGCATCAGCAGGTGTAACCTTTCCAAATCTTGAGAATATATTAGTTACAGCCATTAATAGTAATGGAGAAAACCTTGAGCAAATGATTGGAAGAAGTTTGTTAAAAGATTGTGACAATTTATCAAATATTCATATCTTTGTTTCTAGTGAAACTTTTCAACTTAAGTGGTTAAGTAATTCTCTACAAAACATTGATAAATCTAAAATTGTTTATTTGTAATGAAAATATTAGGAATATATATTATAACTAATCTTATTAATAATAAATATTATATAGGAAGCTCTAAGTCTGTCTTAAACAGATTAAGTTGGCATAAAAGCCATTTAAAGTCAAAAACGCATCATAACGAACACTTACAAAAAGCATATAATAAATATGGGGAAAATTCTTTTACTTTTGAACTACTAGAAGAATACAAAAATGAAAAAGTGTTGTTTTCTTTAGAAAATTGGTGGTGTAATATGTTAAACACTTATAATAGAGAATATGGTTATAATATACAGCCTATAAATCCTGAAGGAATTCCTAGTCTATCTGAAGAAACTAAACTTAAAATATCTAAATCAAATAAAGGAAGAAAACATAGTGATGATACAAAACAAAAAATAGGATTAACTAAATTAGGTAATACTTATTTTAAAGATAAAAGTCATAGTGTTGAAACAAAAAATAAACTTAGAGAAATTAATTTAGGCAAAACACATTCAAATGAAACTAAAGAAAAAATTAGGCAAATTAATTTAGGTAAAAAACAATCAGAAGAAACTAAATTAAAAAGAAGTAAATCATTAACAGGTTATAAGCATACTGAAGAAACAAAGAAAAAACTTTCTATACATAGATTAAATAATCCATTATGTCCTAATCTAGGTAAAAAATTGTCTAAAGAATCTATTGAAAAAAGATCTTTAAAAAGACTAATACCTATTAATCAGTATGATTTAGATATGGTGTTTATAAAAACTTGGAATAGTACAACAGAAGCTGCTAAAACTTTAAATTTAAGTAAAAGTAATATATCAATGTGTTGCACAGGTAAAAGAAATTATGCAGGAGGTTTTATATGGAAAAAACAATAATAATTCGAGGATAAAATATGTATAATTAAAAAGATTATTCGTATCTTTATACTCCTTAAAAAAAAATAACTAAATAAATTAAAAACATGGCAGAAGTAGTAGCTATCGCAGGAGAAAGTGGAGGAGGAAAATCCACAAGTATTAAGTTTCTTAATCCAGCAGAAACTTATTTAATTAACACAGCTGGAAAATCACTACCGTTTAAAGGTAGTGCTAAATTGTATAATGTTGAGAGTAAAAATTATTATGAACCAACTGGTATTCTTGACACTCTTAACAAAATAAAAACAGTGAGTGAGAAAGCTCCTCATATTAAACAAATTGTAATTGACGATAGTAACTATCTTCAAACATTTAATATGATTGGAAAAGCTTTAGAAACAGGTTATACAAAGTTTACATTACTAGCTAGAGATGTAGTTACATTAATTCAAGAAGCTAAGAAACTTAGAAATGATTTAATTATATTTTATATTTCTCATACAGAAACAGTGATGGATGGTGATGAAATTAATAGCTATAAGCTAAAGACATTAGGAAAAATGATTGATAATCAAGTAGTAATGGAAGGATTGTTTACAATTGTTCTTTATACTAATGTTGATTGTAAAGGAGATGTTTGTACATATTCTTTTGTAACAAACAAAATGGGTAAAATTCCCGCAAAATCTCCAGCAGAAATGTTTGAAAACTTAAAAATACCAAATAACTTACAATTAGTGAGTGATACAATTAGAAATTATTATAACTAAATTAAAAATTATGAATGAACCAGCAATAATGGAAGAACCAGTAGTAGCTTGTGAAAAACAATGGCAACCATCAAAAATGGAATGCCTTAAAAACTATAACATAAATATTAGATTTCTATCTATAGGGTGTTTAGTAGAAGTAGGATGTATGTCCATACCTTTTACAAATATAACTGATGCTATGGAAGCATTACAAGCATATATAGACAATCCATATGAAGAAAGACAGAAATGGGAAAAATTAAGTCAAGAATAAATTAACTAAATTAAATTAAAATTATGTCAGGAATTACTGGAAAGAAAAGAGAAGCAACAGGATTTACAGAACAAGAAAAGTATGTAGGAGTGTTTACAGCTACAGTGTTAGCTATTAATCCAACAGAAGAACAGTTTAAAGACTTACTAGAAATTGAATTGAAAGAAGATAGTAAGGCAACAAACTATCTATCAGAAAACAAAGATGGTAACACTGTTTTAAGAGTGGATGTATGGATGGAAGATGATAAATTTAAAAACAAATTTAAGAAGTCTTTCTTTCTAGAAGATAGAGAAAGAGAGAATAAAGATGGAAGTAAGAAACAATACATTAATAATGTAGGAAGTTGTTCTTGGGCTGCAGATGAATCTGAATTACCAGACTGGTTTACAAAGAGAGATTACAGACAAGCATATGTAGGAGAAGAGAAATTATATAATTTCTTAAAAACTTGGCTTGGTGCTTTAGATTTTAGAGATCCTGAAACAACCTTTCAATTAGATTGGAAAAAACTAATGAAAGGAAATGTGAAAGAATTGAAAGAACAACTAGATGGAGAATATGCTCAAAAAGTATTAGGTATAGCTACAATTAAAACTGTAGAGAAAACTAATGATGAAACAGGAGAATTAGAAATCAAAGAATATCAAGATATATATGATGATTTTCTTCCTGAGTACACTCATAAGTTCTTTAATGCTGTAGACTATGATAATATTAAAGTTCTTGAAGTGTTAGCATCTAAGCAATCTAAAACATTGAAAACACATGAAAGATTTGTTGTTAACATTCATGGAGAGTATGGATGCAAAAACTTCTTTAACTTAAAAGAAATAAAACTATACAACCCAGGAGATAATTTAGCTGCTTCTAGCAATGCTGTTTTAGCTTCTGATGATGATGACTACTAGAAATTAGTTATTAATACATATAGAGCCTCTGTATTAATTTACAGAGGCTTTTTTTAATAATAATTAAATGATACAAGGTAAAAAGAAAATAGCATTAACAAAAGAGAATATTCTAGCCCTTATATCTCCTTATGATATTTATAAACTCTATATGCCTAATAAGTGGGAATTAAACAAAGTATGTCATTCTCCATTTAGAAGAGATAGTCAAAAGTCTTTTATCATAGGTAGTAAGTTTGGAGAGATAACACATAAAGATTTTGCTGATTCTAACATTAAAGGAAATTGTTTCAATTTTGTTCAACAGTTATTACAATGTAATTACATTGATGCTTTAAAGCATATAGATAGAGATTTCTCTTTGGGAATATCTTCTGGAGAAGTTAGTAGACACACAACAATTGTAACAACATATAAACAGCCTGAGATAGAAGAAAAGAAGTATTCTACAATACAATGTGTAACTAGGAAGTTTACAAAAGAAGAGCTGCAATATTGGAATGAATATCATCAAGATATAGAAGACTTAAAAGCTAACAATATATTTTCTATTAAAAGTGTATTTTTTAATAAAGAGAAGTTTGTACTAAAAGATACAGAGCTTAGGTTTGGGTATTTATATGATGACAGATGGAAAATCTACAGACCTTTTAATGATAGCAAAACAAAGTGGATGCCTAATAATGTTCCTCTTGATACACTAGAAGGAAAAGAAAACATTATTGATTGTGATACAGCTATTATTACTAAATCTAAGAAAGATTTAATGGTGCTTAAAAAAGTATATCCATGTGTATGTGCTGTTCAAAATGAAAGTAATGCTTGTTTCTCTACAAGTAATGTAGAATTTCTTAAATCTAATAGCCAGAAACAAATATTAGCATTTGATTCTGATAAAGCTGGGGTACATAATAGTTTACAAATAACAAAAAAATATGATTTTGGTTATTTAAATGTTCCTAGAAGTTATCTATCAGATGGAATAAATGATTTTGCTGCATTAGGAAAAGAGTATGGACTAGAAACAATAAAAAAAATATTAACAAGAAAAAAAATAATAACATAAAAGTTTTATTTAACACAATGATTATGGAAAATTATAATACACTAAAAAATGCACTTGTACACACAGCTGTACCAATGGAAACAAAAACTTACAAACCAGTAAGTCATGCACAATTAATAGATCTTACATTAGAGAGTATACATCAAGCAGGATTTACTCTTGACAAAGAAATGTATTCTTCTGCTAGAGAAGGAAAGGTTGCTAATGGTAAATTTACTATTAAGAATGTAGCAGATAATGAAATGCAATTACAGATTGGCTGGCAGAATAGCTATGACAAATCATTGTCACTAAAGTTTGCTATTGGAACAAGAATATTTATTTGTAGTAATGGATGTGTATCAGGAGATTATGGAGCTTTTAAGAAAAAGCATCAAGGAGAAATTCAATCTTTCACTCCACAAGCTATTACAGAATATATCAAAAGAGCTGGAGAAGCATTTACAAGAATGCAATCTGAAAGAGAGCTTATGAAAACTATTGAAATAGATAGAAGAGTTCAGGCTGAGTTAATTGGTAGAATGATGATTGAAGAACAGTTTATTGAATCTACACAGATGAATATTATCAAAAGAGAACTAGATAAACCAACACATGATTATGGTGCTCCTAATAGTTTATGGGAGCTTTATCAATTTACAACTTTCTCTATGAAAGAAGTACACCCTAGTTTGTGGATGAATAATCATATTGATGCTCATTCATTCTTTGTAGAAGCATCAGGAATGGTTACAAAGAAACAAGAGATTAGTTTACCAGTTATTAATCAATTAGAATTATTTCCTGTATAATGGTGGAAAAAGAAATTGAATTGTTTAATTTATATTTAAAGGATTACTTGGAATTATGGCCACACTTTTGTTGGCATAATGACAAAACTCCAAAACAAGTTATGGATAGAGTGTTATTTAAAAAAGAATTTACATTTGAAAGATGGAAAGAAGGTTTTTGGACATATAAAACAAATACTAATTTTAAACACACTTTGTCTGATGTTAGCACTACAAAGCGTGTAGCTATATCTTTTAATCAATATAGGTTTATACCTTTTAATATTAAATATTTTATAACATGAATTGGGAATCTTTTAAAAATAAATTTCATGAATCATATCATGAGATTATGCAACCATTCATAAAGAGTACAGAGTGTGATGCAATATATGCATTCTTAAAATCAGAAAGTGGAAGAGGGGCTCAAGTGGCCCCTCAATCCATTAATACATTTAGAGCTTTTAAAGAAACTCCTCTTGATGAATTAAAATGTGTACTAATGTTTCAGGATCCATACTTTGTATATAAAGATGAAATTCCTGTTGCAGATGGTTTAGCTCTTGGTTGTAGTATTTCAAAGAAATTGCAGCCTACATTAAAACAATTCTATAGTGGTATAGAAGATGAATTATTTAATGGACTTAACTTAGACTGGGATATGAATCAATATGATGTGAGCTACTTAGCTAAACAAGGAGTGTTAATGCTTAATGCATCTCTCACTGTAGAAAAGAATAAAGCTGGAAGTCACAAGTATATTTGGAAACCATTTACAGACTATGTAATTAAAAATATTATTAATCCAACAAAAGTTCCTACAGTGTTATTTGGTAAAGATGCTCAGGAATATGAACATTTATTTACTAATGATGTATTAAAAGTGTCTCACCCTGCTTCTGCTAGTTATAATGGAAACAAATGGGATACAAAAGGAACATTTAAAAAATTAAATGAAATAATCTGGGAACAACAAAAAGACACAGTGGTGTGGCTTGATGGAATTCCTTTTTAAAAATTAAAAACAATGGAAAATAGAGAAATTACAATAGAAGAATTACAAATAGGAGATGAAATCCTAACCCTTACACAACAACCTAAATATTTAAAAGTGTTAGAAATTCCTAGAAAGAGTAAAAAAGGTTTTTCTTGGAGAACAGATGTTGATAGATATGTATCTGTAAGATGCAGAGTTAATGCAGATATTACTTATAGACAAGCTAATAGATATGATTATAAAACAAGAAGCTACGTTAATAAAACAATTGAAGATAAACATTATAATATTAAAGCTCCAGAAGAAAATAGTCCAATTGAAAAATTTGATTTGAATTTTAAAAAAATATGGCTTGTTAAAAGAGAAATATAATGGAACAAAAATTAATAAAAGTAAGTGAAATAGAACTAGGAGATGAAATAATCATTTCTAGTTATAGTAGTTTAAAGTATTTAAAAATAGTACAGCTTCCTAAGAAAAAAGAAAGTACTAGATTTAAATGCAGTATTAAAAGAATGCAAAGAACATCAGGAAATTGGAGCTGGGGTGTAAATGCATTTGAACAAGATGTAACACAACATAATCATGTGTTTTATCAAGACTTTTATGATAGAGATATATTTTTAGTAAAAAGAGAAAATAACATTTAAAACTTAGAAAAATGAAAATAGAATATTGGAATGCAGAATATAAAGGGGCAAAATCAAAATTAATTAGAATAGAAGATTGGCCAGATACAGAAGAGTCTTTTGTTAAATTTTATGATTTAAACAATCAATTAAAATATTGTAATGGTTGTCATTATGCATTTGTTGATCAAGAAGTGGCAAATAGATATTATAAGGAATTTATTCCTGTACATAATACAATTGCAAATTATTATAAAGGAGGAATAGTAGATTAATTTAAAACTTAGAAAAATGATTTTAGAAAAACAAAAAGAAGCACACATTTTACAAGAAGGAGAATCACAAGATTCAATTGGAATGTCATTAGACTTAGATTCTGCTCAGATATTGATGCAGATGTTAAGTAAGAATCTATATTCAGATTCAATAGGCTCAACTATTAGAGAATGGTCAAGTAATGCTTTAGATAGTCATAGAAGAGTTGAAAGTGACAAACCTATTATAGTATCATTTACTAGAAACTCTAGTGATAACTATGAGTTTTCAGTTGAAGATTTTGGGTTAGGATTAGATGCTGATGATGTTACAAATGTGATTAGTAAATATGGTAAAAGCACTAAACGTACAAGTAATAATGAGTTAGGAATGTTTGGCTTAGGATTTAAATCAGGTCTTGCATATTCTAGTAGTTTCTACTTTATATGCAGAAAAGATGGTGTAGAACGTAAGTATATGATGTATGAAGGAGAAGATGTTAATACAATTGATTTGTTGTATGAACAACCTACTACAGAATCTAATGGTGTAAAAATGATATTGCCTGTTAAGTGGCAAGATAGAAGTGATTTTATCACTAAGATTAACGAACAACTTGCTTATTTTGAAAATGTATATTTTAATGTAGAAGGAATCAATAATGATTTTTTAATTCATAGAAATGAAATATTCCAATTCTCTGAATTATCTAAACAAAATGAATTACATATATGTTTAGATAATGTTTATTATCCTCTCGATTTTACTAAATTAGGGATAGATAAAATAAATATTCCTGTTGCTTTGAGATTTTCTCTAAGCGATGGATTATTTCCTACACCTAACAGAGAAACATTGCATTACAATAAGGACTCTAAACAAGTTATTCTTGATAAAATAGCTAAGCTTGCTGATTATATGATTGATAAATATAATGAGTCAATTACAGACACAACAAATATTAAAGAAGTGTTTGAATATTATAGTTCTAATTCTAAAAGTGTAAATATTCTTAATCAAAATTGTGAAGTTACACAACTATTGAAATTTACAGTGAAGAGAATAAAAGAACCAAAGCTTAAAGGTATTGAACTTCTTAATTTAAAGAGTTTATATAAACACAAAGACTATATTCTTGGAGAATATGAAACTATGTATAAACTATCTCG